AGAGGTCTTATATGTTTAAAATTTTATTTTTGAAATTGTTTTGTTTAAACTTTTGTTTAGTAAAGAAGTTCTGTTCGCTGGGATTCTTAGCTTATTGCCCTCTAATTATAAACAATTTCTTTTCTTATTCTTTAGAAATATGGTATATTATGGCTATCATGCAAATCGAGTTACTTAAAAAGGTTTACTTTTCTAACCTTAAAATATTGACTAATTTTGACCGAAAAACGGTTCTGCCATTGCTAAATAATAACGCACTATCTGCTTCAGCTAGTAGAATCAATTTACCTCACGTTTTTTCTAAATTTCAAGAATTTATTGAAGAAAGGTTAAAGAAAAAGGTAAATTTAAATTTTAATATCACAGCCGATGAAGTTAAGAAAGTAGATTTAGAAACTTTATTCAACTTTTCTCATGCTGATTTTTCTCATAGAAATATCAAATTAGACTTGTTTTTAAACTCAGCTCTTATCTCAGCAAGAGAGTTAGGTATTATTGAAAATGGTCAAAATTCAAAAATGGAAGTTGACAAATGTATCGAATATCTACCTTCAGATACTTCTAGTTCTTATCCTGTTTATAAAAAGAAAAAAGATCCAATTGCAATTTCTAACGTTAAAGAAGATCTTAAGCTATTTTTATCAAACCCGAGTTTTTCTTTTTTGCTTAACTATCCTTGTACTTTTTATCATAGATTCAGAATTACATTATCCGAAGATTTGAAAACAAATAAAGTTAAATCGAGATTAATTTGGGGATTCCCTTATCTTGTAACACTTTTAGAATCAATTTATTTTAGAAATACAATACTAAATAATTCTACATTATCTTCTTCTCCTGGTTATAATTATTCAGCTTTAGGTTTAACTAATTTGGATATATCTGAAAACGTAATTAAACATATTAGAAGTAAAGGTGGTAAAATTGTTTCAGCTGATTTTAAAAATTTCGATTCTAGTATATCTTCAATTTTCTGGGCATGTTTTTACGCAATTTTTAAACTTGATACAAACTTTAAAGATGAGAATATCCTTAATTGTTTGATGCTATATCATAATTTCACTCCCTACTGTCATTTATCAACTCAAGTTAAAATCAAAAGTAAAGGTGTTGCTTCAGGTTCTCTTTTAACTGCTCTTTTCAATACTTGGGTTAATAGAACTGTAGTTAATTACTGTTTTCTTGAAAGATCAAAATCAACTAGATTAGCAAATTCAGATGCTTGTTTTCTTGGTGACGAT